GATTCCGCATCCTCCACCACCTCATACGCAATATCTCGTGTAGTCGTGTCGAAGTACGCAACAACAGCAACATTGAACCTCGTCTTAAGGCTGCTGTTGGAATAGGTGAACACGCCGCCTTCGACAGTTGCATTGGTGAACAGAAACGCCGGGTCCGCTGGTTTATCCTGCGACACCGTGACTGATCCAGCCGCCCAATACGGCATCGCGCGAAACACGCTGCACATATCGTTGATCAGCTTGTACGCTTCTTCTGACGTCTGAATGTTGACGTTGCAGGAGAACCATGGCTCCCATCCGCCGAAGCCATTAGGGACCAGCTGGGAGCAGTATTGAGACGCTGAGAAGAATGCCCACTTATCGAGCATGGATGCGTCGATGTGATCGCCGAATCCATATCGCTTGCTGATGAGCAAATCCCACAGGCACCAGGCAGGATCGCTGCACCATTGCGCAGCGCCAAACGTGCCATTCCACACGCCGCTGTAAATCAACCGGCCGTTACTTTGATCAACGGTCGCATTCGATGGGATGCGAACCTTGATGCCCCGAATGTGATATGTGCGCCGGGGAATGCTGCTGAACTGCTCAGCATCAACCCGGATACCCACCAATGCTGAGTTGGGGTAATTCAGTTTGGCATAGATGATCTCTGTGTAACTTGACCAGGAAAACTCATTGGCCAGCCGCAGATCAGTGCTATCAGGCGTGATCCGCGTAACGCGAACATCAACCGGGAATGCACCCGCAAGGTTCACCAGATAATCACGCTGGTATGCATCACCCGTGCGGCCTGCAATTGTGTCGCCAATGACGGTGACAAATCCACCGCCGTTGTATTGCACGGCAATGTGCAGCCCGACCGACTCGCCAACGGTGTCGCCTTCGTTGGTGATCCGCTCCAGGCGCGGCACCGTAATTGTCAGCCGCACTGCTTCGGTTTGCCGGTCGGTGATCGTCCGCGTTACTGGGCCATCGTTGCGCACGGTGACGCCCACGGCCCGCTCATCTTCAATCGTCCCGGCAAAGGGAATCGCCGACTGGTTCTGCGTGCCGAGGCGGGTGTAGACGGAGAGGTTCTGGAAGTTGAACGACCCGTCCGGGTTCTGGATGGGCGTGTTGTCGAGGTAGATCGACTGGAGGCCATTCACCAGCCCTCCAATCTCGCCTTCGCTGATCAGGTCCAGCAGGTGCGCGTACTGGGTCGAATCGAGGCTGTCGCGGGCTGTGGTGGGCGTCCGGGCAACACTGCCGCCGCCTTTGCCCATCCCGCCGCCACCTGCGCCGGCGATCAGTGGGCCGCCTGCAATACGCCCGCCGCTGCTCATCCCGCCACCTGCACGGTGTCGATGCCGCCGCTGATTACGACGGAGCCGACGTACACCTCGCCGTAGCAGATCGGAACGGGCGTTCCCTGCCGGCTGGTGTTCTGAATCGAGCTGAATGAATAGGACTTACGCGGGTCGTCTTGGGTATCGGGGCCCTGCGGAACTTTCGGCGTCGGGGTGAGCAGTTCGGCCACGCCGCCGAGGACCAGCGACACACCGACGCCGAACACTGCTGCGTTGATTGCCCCTGCCGCGACAATGCCGCCGAGTGTGCCGAATGTCACGAACGACGCCAGCGCAATCAACGCGATCCCCGCAATGATCCGCCCCGTTGCGCCCGCGCCTTTCACTACCGGCACAAACTTGATCTCCTGCTGCCCAACCGGATGCCCCAGCTCGTCTTCACTCAGCTCGTAATCACCCACGCTGACGCGGTAGTGCTGGTCCTGCATATGCCGCTCCAGCTCCGGCCAATTCGCCAGCAGGAACCGCATTGCCTCTGCAGTGCTGGCCACTTCGGCGCGCAACACACGCTTGCCGATGAATTTCGCCAGCCTGCCGTAGAGCTTAATTTTCCGGAGCATGGCGCAACCTCCTTCCGGTACATTTTATGAGCCAGCCGCTATACATCTCCCGGCTCGACAACCGGCCCTGCAGGTGATGCAACACCATCTGCTCGCCCAGATACACAGCGCAGTGATTGAGGCCCGTGCTGTTGATCGACATCAACAGCGCATCGCCAGGCTCCAGGCCCTCTTCTTCGCTCAGCTCACGGAATCCCGTCTCTCGCCAGCAGCGGTCAAAGTACGGCTCGGCCTGGAACTCCCCTGGTGATTTGCACCGCTCCCAGTCGCGCAGGATGATGCCCTGCTCGGCATACCAATCCCGCGCCAGGGTCCAGCAGTCATGCACCGCCCAGACCCACGCCCGGCCGAGCAACGGCGCCTTGAATCCGCACGGCTGGCAGGTGGCCCATTGCTCCGTGGCTGGGTTCACGATGTACCAGGGCAGGCCCGAGGCCTCGCACGCGGTCCGATCCGCTGGCGACGGCTCGGGGTTGGTGGTCGGGTGGCTGTGGAACACGGCCAGCACCTCGCCGGAATCCTCCGCCGCCTCCCAATCGTCTGGGTCCACCACGAAGAACTCATCAGGCTCCGTCGCCAGGTTTCGGCACGGGTGGTAACGGCACCGGCCCCTGATGGCCACCACCAGCCCGCACGCCTCGCGCGGTGCCTCGGCCTTGGCGTGCTCCAGTGCTGCAGCTTGCCAGGTCATGTGAAGAACGTACCGACGCCAGGGAATGAGCCATACGGCAAGGTGCTGTCAGCGCGGAATGTGTAGGTTTGGTTCGTTGCGCTGAATGTGTATGTCTGCGACACAGGGGCGGTTTCGTTGTAAATCGTCCAAACGTATTCACCGGTTTCCAAGGCAGCGACGCTTAAGTCTGCTATTTTGTACCTGACAAGGATTTTGCCAAGCGCGAAAGTAGCGTTTCTGAAGGCTAAGATTCGCGCTCTTGCGGTAACGGGCAGTACAGGACTTGCAATCAAGCTGCCAATGACGAATAAGCTGCTGAGGGTGGCGGGAAAATATACTGCTGTTCTTTCTTCCGGCCTTGTCATTGACCGGGACCTGCTTGGCAGGCTTCCGCCAGCAGATGCGATCGGAATGAAAAACTGCATCGGGTCCACCGGAGCGCCCAGCGTGACGCTGCTGGTCGTGACGCCCACCACCTGCGCACCAGCGCCCAGGTAGGTCCCGCTCACCGACATTCCCGGCACGATCCCGACCGTGCTGGCCATCGCAATGGTCCTGTAATCGCCCTGCAACGTGCCGCCGCGCACCACCGTTGTGCTGGCAGTGGCGTTCTGGCTGATCGTGACCTGGTTGTTGAACACGCTCGACACCGTGGCACCTGCTGGTACGCCAAACCCTGACACTGGATCGCCAGCGCTGAACAGGATTGCCCGCTGAATCGTGATGATGTTGCTGCCGACCGTGACGGACCCGGCGATGCGCTGCTGCAGAAACCGAGCCTCGCAGCTGCTCAGCCGCTTGCCGCATACATCCTGCGCCAGCGTGCCGACAGGGTTGTCGTTCGCGTCGAAGTAGGCATTGCCGACGTAGCCGCACTCAGGCCCGCGATATGCCCACTGGCAGATGTTGCTGATGCACTGACGCTTTGGTGCGCGGACGCCAGCAAGATCAAACGCAGCGCACATTTCAAATTCGACAACTTCGATATTCTCTGTTGCCTTGCGGTCGATATAGAACACCTCGCGCGGGAACTCGGCGGTCGGATCAGGCGTGCCCAGCGGGTTAACGCCACCGGGGAAATTCACCGCGTCCAGATACCGCGCCAGCGTGCGAATCCGCGACACCTTGGCGCCCTCCAGGCCGTTCGGCAGGGTCTTGATCAGCGCTGTGATCGTCCCGCCCATCACGTTGGCTATCCGCAGCGTCGGGCGCGGAAGCTGGCCCTGGCCGTTGTATTCATAACCAGAGGCCTCAATCGGCCACCGCAGATACGTTTGCCCTGCCCACACGATTTGACCGTTTGCGTTCAGGTTGCTGCCGGAGTGAAAGTAGTGCGTCTCATTAACACCGTGCTGCGCTACGTTCAGTTGCAGCTGAAACAGCTCAATGATTGCGCTGGGTGCTGCCGATTGAAGCTCGGAGAATGGAACGGCCATCAGGGCTCAAACACACGCCGGAATGTTGCGTCGATGTTGTTGTTGTTGAATCTCCGATACTCTATGGACCACTCCGAGCACACATACCGGCCCGCAACGCCACTGCGCGGGTCGGTCCATTGAAACGACTCCACACCACGAGCGCCGCGTAGATAGTTGCGGATCAATGCACGCTCGGCATTGCTGCGGTTGCGGAATTGCAGCCGCCAGGATTCGGACTGGGCCTGCAGGCCGAACGTCACCCGCTGCCGGTAGCCTTCGCCGAATTTCAGCACCTTCGCCTGGCCTTCGTAGCTCAGGTCTGCGGTGAAATCCGGCACATACGAAAACGCCACCGTGGGCGCTGCTGGCGTGACCAGGTTCGGCCCGCCAGCCACATACTGCAGCTCGAACGATGCGCGGATGGAGCTGAAGTTGCAGGTCTCCAGTGCCGTGGTCCAGTCCGCGCAGACGAACGATGCCGTCTCCCCGAACGGCGTGGTCCAGGTGAACGGCACCGCCCCGCGCCTGGCCTCCAGGTAGCTGAAGATTCCGTTCCTGGTGGTGGCGGTCAGCGCTGAAAATGACAGGTCCCATTTGTCCTCCTGCGCGTTAATCCCGAACGTGGCGCGCTGTTCGTAGCTGGGCACCGCCATGCGGTTCACCCGTGGTGCGCTGCTCTCGACGGCGGGAAAGTCCGGGGTGAAGGTGAAGGTCATTTCGTTAGCAGGCCTCCGGGTTGTTTCTGGCGGATCAGCTCGGCCTGCACCGCCCGACTGACCATTCGGCCCAGCTGCTCGGCTTTGCCGGCATCGCCTGAGACGTTGCTGTTGCCTGAGGCGTCCACGTTCACCTCGACCTGAATTGTGGTTCCGGAGCTGCCGCCCTGCAGCGCGACAGGGATGCGCCGGCCATCAGGCAGCGGCACATAGGCCTCGTTCATCGAGCCCTCGCCGTACAGGGCCAGCTGGGGGCTGTTGGCGATGCCGCCGCGGCTGTACGTCTTCAGCGGCAGCGGGCCTGAGGGGGACATGATGCCGCCATCGGCGAAGCCGAATCCCTTGGTGATGCCCTTGACGATCGGCGCAATCACCATCGTCTGCATCAGCTGCCGCGCGATGTCTTTCAGCACGCCCGAGGCGATCTCCTTGAGGCTGTTCCCCCAGTTGTCCGTGCCCTCGATCAGCAGATCCATAGCCGAACTGAGCCCGCCGCCGATCGTGCCCGCCACGCCCTCGGCGAGCTGCTTGTTTCGCTCATAGGACGCCTGCAGTTGCTCCAACTGCTGCTGCTCAGCGGTCAGGCCGTTCACGATCTCCGGTTGCGCGCGCTGGCGTGCCTGCACCGCGGCCAGCTGGCCTTCGAGCAGCTGTTTGTTTTTGGCGGTGAGCCCGCTGATCTGCAGATCACTCCGCAGCTGTGCCTCGACCAGCTGCAGCCCCTCGCGCTCAATGCTGACCGTGCGCTCCAGATCCACCCGCTGCTTGGCGATCTCCGGCGACAGGCCCGAGCGCTGCAGCTCCACCATCCGCTGGAAGTCCGCCAGCTGCTCCCGGCTGGTCCGCTTCTGCTGGTCCAGTTCCTGGGTAACGCCACTCACCTCAGCGCGGCGGGAGTTGATCAGCTCGCCGAAATTCGCCCCGGTCTGCGCGGCGCTGTTCTGCCCCAGTGCTGCCAGCAAATCGCGGCGGCCACCTTCGATCCGGTCCATCCCAGGTGCGGGGCCCGTGGCGATCGCAGCCGATGCCCGGGCCGGTGCTGCTGACGGTCGCGCGGCAGACCCTGCCTGGAGGTGCAGGAGCCGCATACGGCCCTGTGGGGTGTCGATCTCCACCGCGTACCCGCCAGCGCCGGTGAAACCCAGATCCCGCAGCAGACTGGCGCCGTTCTTCAGGGTGATGCCGCTGCCGCTGGGGGTGCCGAAATCGATGCCCTTGTGGAAGCTCCGGCCAAACAGATTGCGGGGCCCGTAGCCGCTGGTCACGCCGAACGATGACGGGTTGCGGCCGTTCACCGACAGGTAACGATCAGCGTCCGCCGCCGAAATCCGCCGGCCATCAGCCCATCGCGCATCCAGGTGCGGGCCCGTGCTCTGGCCGGTGTTCCCTGTCCTGGCGATGAGGCCGCCGGCCATGGCGGCGCCTTTCTGCATGTTCGCCGCCATCTTTTCGGAGGCATCCACCAGGATGTCCCGGATCCCCTCGGCGACCGACACCTTGTAGTCCTCAACGGCCCGCTCGATCTCCACCTTGCGGTCGGTGGCCTGCTCCTGGATCTGGATCTGCTGCTCCGTGAACCGCTGCGTTGCTTCATTCAGCCGCCGCTGAACGTCAACGCCCGACGTGCTCAGCCCCGCCGCGCTCAGCTGCTGGCGGCGAACCTCCAGTTCTGCATCACGCCGCTGATTCTCGATCTGGCGCCGGGCCTCAGCGGTGTTGCGGTCCAGCTCCAGCCGTTGCCGCGCCAGGTCCTGCTCCAGCTCGCCAGCGCGCTTGATCGACTGCTCCCGGAACTCGGCGAGGCGTTTCTCGCCATCAAGTCGGGCCTGCAGGATGGAATCTTCCTGCGTGGCGCGCTCTTTGGTGGCGGCTGCGGCCTTCTCCGTCTGGGCCTGCTGCGTTGCTGCCGCAGCCCTGGCCCGGGCCGCCTCGCGTTCAGCTGCAGCGGCGACGCGGGCCTGCTGTTGCTCAGCAGTCAGCGACGGCCCCACCTGCTGCTGACCGCGCTCCAGCTGTCTCGCCCGCTCAAACGGGTTCTGCGTCAGCTCATTGGCATACTGCAGCGCCGCGGTAACGCCACGGATCAGGGCAACAGTTGTCGGGCCGAAGATCCGCGCAACGGTCGCGCCAAAATTTTCTGTCGCCACCTGCAGGTCCTTCATCGCCTGCGCGGAGGTGTTGAACTGGGCCTGCAGCTGCCCCAGCTTCTCGCCGCGGAGCTTTGCCAGCGCGCGGATCACAATGTCCGTCGTGATCTTCCCTTCGCTGCCGAGCTTTTTCAGCTCGCCGATGGTCACGCCCATCTCTTTGGCGATGGCCTGACCCACGGCCGGCGCTTGCTCACGAATCGAGCGCAGTTCATCGCCCTGCAGAACGCCGGCCCCCAGCGCTTGCTTCAGCTGGAGCAGCGCAAACGAGCTTTCTTGCGCTGTCGCTCCACTGGCCCGGGCGGCGGCGGTGAACCCGATGAACGCATCCTCAACCTCCTGCAGCGTGATTCCGGTCGGGCGGAGCGCTGCGTAGAGCTTCGAGAATCCATCCGCCGCCTCGATCTGCGAAATCCGCAGCGTTGCCGCGATCCTTGCCGCTGATGCTTGCGCTTCGTTGAACTCGCCGAACTGATCCGCCAGGGCTTTCAGTCGGACTTGCGCGGTTTCGGCTTCGACGCCGACGCGGCTGGCGAGGGCTCCCACGCCTGCGCCAATGCTGATCCCACCGGCAGCCAGCAGCCCCGCAGCCCCGCCAGAAGCCGCCAGAGAACCGCCAACGGCACCAATGGCGCCCATTGGCCCGCCGCCCATCGCCAGCACACCCGCAGCGCCCCCGGCAGCTTCTCTCAAGCCTGAACCACGCCGCTCTGGTCGTGCATTCAGGCGCCGTTGCACTACCTCCAGCTCTTGCAGCGACCGCCGATACTCATCCGTGGCCCGGTCCAGGTTGTTGACACGCGCCGTCAGCTCCGACACCCGCTGCATATCCGCAGCCATCGTGTTCGGCAGGCCCGGCAGCCGCACATCACTGCCGTAGCCGCCCGTCATGGTCGGGCCCGCATAGGCCCGGTTCGCTGCAATCACCGACGCGCGGCCGGTTCGTGCCTGGTTGACCGCTTCGGCTTCGTTGACCCTGACCAGGGCCTTCAGGTAGTCCTCTGATCCAATCTTCAGTTGCGCCAATGCCTGGCGCATTGTGTTAATCTGCGCCGCTGCTTTTTCAGGCGTTGATGCAAACGCCTGATTCAACGCCAGGTTCAGCTTCTGGGTCGTTACGACCGTCCCCGAGGTATCACCCTGCAGCGCCCGGAGCATCTCGCTGGCTTTACTGCCGCTGACGCCCATCCGGCTCAGTGCCGCTGCCACTGATTGGGTGCTGGCGGTGAAGCCGCCGAAGCTCACCATCCCAGCAGCTGCCGCCGTGGTTGAGGTCGTCAGTGCTGCAGCCAGGCCAAACCCTGCAGCTGCAGCATCAGCTTCCTTCAGGCTTGCGCTGACCCGCGCAATGTCCTGCGACAGCAGAACAAAGCGCCGGCTTGCTGGGTTGACCGAATTTCGCAGCGACTCCAGCGCCGCCTTTTGTTGGTTGAGCGCGTTGACGCTGCCATTGGAGGCCCTGGAGAGCTTCTGCGTCTCCAGAAACAGCTGGTCGATCTGTCGCGCGCTGACCTGTGAAGACTTGCTCAGGTCTTGCAGCGACCGCTTCACCCGATCGATGTTGCCGCCGCCCTTTACCTCAGCGCTGATCCGAATTGCAGTATCAAGATTCCTTGCCATCGCTCAACTCTCCGGGCTCATTGCTTCCAGCGCCGCAAATTCCATGACCTGGAGATCCTCCAACAGCAGGCGCGGGTTGTCTGTTGGATACAGCGTAAAGAGCCAGGCTAGGACTGAATAATCCAGCCCAAACATGCCGTTCATCGACACCCGCCACTGCGTCTGAATGCGGCTCCACATCACCACCGCTGGCCAGTTGTCCGGCAGCACCTCGAAATCCGTTGACTCAGGCGGCGGCAGCTCGATCTGAATGCCAAGCGCCGCCGCATCCGCCGCAGACTCGTCCTTTACGCTGCCGGCTCCGACCCAGTGTCTTGCGGCATCGGCGAGTTTTTTACCTTCCTCCCGCGCAGGCTGTCGAAGAACACGCCAACCGCGGCACCCGGAAAATTGCGCTTCTCCAGCAGGTCATTCAGGCCTTCAGAGGTGAATGGCACGGCCTTACCCTTCTCATCTTCAACGTCTTCCCAGCCTTGAATCACCTCGCAGCAGATTTCTTCGTCGCTGATCTCGCCGGCGTTGATTTTCTCCACCGTTGCCAGCACCCACGACCGGGGCATGTCCTTGAATCGGATCGTGATCTGCTGCTCTTCAAATCCGGTTTCTTCGTCGCCGTCAACAGCCACATCAAACGGTACAGGCCGGCTGTAGCTCGACTCCTTCGACAGAACAAAAGCCATGGGGGTTCACCAACGGTGCCCCACAAAGTAAAGAGCGCCCGCATTTCTGCAGACGCTCAGAGTGCCTCCCCAGGCTCTTCAGGCTACGGCCTAGGCGTAGACGATGCGCAGCTCGTCGTTACCAGCAGCTGAAGGCACCAGCGTCACGGGAATCCGCAGCATCTGGGTGCCGTTCAGATCCTCATAGGCAGGAGCGCCGATTTTCACCCGGTTGGAGTAGATCCCCACGATGTTGTTGGCGACCGTGCCATGCAGGAACGACAGCTCGCCCAGCAGGCTGTCGTTAAGGGCATCGGTGAAGAAGTCCTTCTGCGCCATCGTCGGGGCTTCGATCAGCACGTTGCCGGTAATGGCCCGGTCGTCGATCGTGACCTCTTTGCCGCAGCCGACCCGCTCGCTGTAGTTGATCGTGTTGCCGATGTCCAGCGACACACTCTGCAGACAGCCGGAGTAGCCGCCCAGCCGGAAGCCGCCAGAGTTGCCCTGCCTAAACACGTTGGGCGTGGCCTGGTTGCCGTAGCTGGCGACTGGTGGCGTCACATCAGCCGGAGCCGAATAGAGCCCCGTCATCGTGAAATTCAGCAGCGGCAATCCGCCCACCTCAGCATTCAGCGAGAACGTTCCGCGGTTGCCCGGGGAACGATGCACCACCGAGTCGATGTAGGTGTAGATCGTGGCGCTGCCATACGACCCAGAAACCGGGGTGTAGGCGGTCTGCACATCGATGGAGTACACGCTGGTGGCCGTGGGCGTCACGGAGCCGGCCAGGGGGAGCAGCGTGGCGACCTTGGTTGAGCCGACATAGTTGGTGATCAGTGCCACCGTGCCAGCACCCACGCCGCCGGTGATGCGCAGGATCATCCCGTTGTAGAACCCGTTCACCGCGCTGGCCGCTGCAGCCAGGGTGATGCTGTTTACCCCACCAGCGGTTGCGGTTCCGGTAACGACTGACGCGGTTGTGGTGGCTGCGAAACCGCACGCCGTGATCAGTCGGCCAGGCCGGGGGGCAGCACCGACAACGCCCGAGCCGGCCAGTTCCAC